CGACCGCATTTAAACGTATATATTCGGTTGCTTCCGCCAAGTTCCAGTCCACGCAATCGCCTCCCTTTATTTTGCGGAGGCTTTACGTGCTGGCGCTTTTGGTGCCGGCTTTGCCTCCGTTTTTGTTTCTGGTGCTTTCTGTACTACCGCCTTTTCTTCTTCCAAGCAAACTAAATAACGCGGGCAAAGACCGTTTAATGCTTTAGTCTCCTCCGCGTTGTTAGTTTCATATTCGCCGTTGTGGTCAAACGTTAATTTGCCGTTGGGCGTATAAACGGAATAGAAAGGCGAGGCTTTATACTTCGCCATTCGTTATCCCTCCGTTAATTAAGATACAGTTTTACTTACGTTTTCTAATACTGCGATTTTTTCTTTCGCGTTCATTACTTTAACTCCGTACTCACCACGGATTTGACGAGCAACAAAGTCAGCTCCCGGAGTAGTAGCGTCAACATCGTAAAGAGAACGTCCAGTTAGTGGGTGCATTGAAAGGATAGAACGATCGAATAATACGATTTTATCTTTCGGCATATTTTTATCTACAACGATAGTGGCTAAGTCGCCACCTACGATGTCAGATACGAATGTAGCAACGTATCCACCACGTACTGTATCTTGATTTTGGATTTGAATTTTATCGCCTAGTAATTTAGAAATCTGACGAGCTCCTGCAGTATTTGTTAAAATCGTATTTACGCTACCTCCACGTTGGTAAACCTTTTCTAACGCGTCGTTAAGGATTTTAGCCGATACTTCTCCACCGTTTAAGTTCTCTTTAACAGAACCTTTTAAGGTTGCAAAGTTCAATAATCCGCCAGTCATACGAGGGCCAGAACCTGCGTCATATCTACGTCCATAAATTAAAGCATCGTTCAGTTCGCGAGCAATTTCTTTTAGGCGTAGTTGAACTTGGTAGTTTAATTCATTATCAACGTTATGAGTACGAACTGCTTGTTGCGTATTAGAAACTGCAGCGTATCGTTCAAAGATTTGTGTTACGTTGTAATCTACATAACGATCGTGACTTTCATCTTGTCCAACTCCAGCACTTTCAAATTGCGGACGTGCTACGATTCGAACTTCATTGTCTGCTGCCGTATGAGCTTCTGCAGTAGTTCCGTCAAATCCACGAACAACTGTTAATGTATCTCCAGAAACCGATGTTACTTTGATGTACTCATCCTCAATTACTAAAAGTGCATTAGCACGGAATTTAGCGCCGTCGCCTTCTGCTACTGTGATAGATGTTTGTACAGCATCAATATCAGCTGATAAATTAGCTAGGTTAGAGTTAAGGCTATCAGACATCCATTCGAATTTAGTTTGGAATAGAGGTTCTCCATTAAGACCGACTAAACCCAATAAAGTTGGCTCGTCGTTGATAATCATTGAAATTCCTTCTTGTAATTGTCGTACTTGATCCTTAAAGCTATAAGTAGTTACTGTCATTGTAAAATTCCTCCAATAATTTTTATTATTTTAATATTTTAGATAGCTAGAGTATTAAGAATTTATTTCTTGAATACTCCTGCAATCTTGTTACTTAATTCAACAACTTTTGCGAAGTCTTTAGCCTTCTTTGCGTCAGCTAATTGAGCTTCTAATGTTCTTATTTGTTCGTTTGGTCCACCATTTGTAGAAGTTCCGATTGGTTGCGATTGTTTCTTTTGTGCTACCAAATACGGTTTATTTTCAACAAGCGCGCTAATCACGTCATCAACTCCGACAACTTTGCCACCCTCATCGATTGTCACGGCCGATAAATCGGATAAGGCGATAGCTGCGTCAATATCGATAATGTTTGCGCTTGATGCTACCTTCGTAAATTCAAAACGGATTTTATCTTGCTGCGCTTTTGTGCGTTCGGCTTCGAGTTGAGCCGCTAGTTCTTTGTACTGCTCCTCGAATTTTTTCGCTTGTTCTTGCGCTTTTTGCGTTTCAGTCATATCCGCTTGACGTTGTTCCTCTAACTTTGCCTCATACTCTGCAGCTTTTGCTTTGAGCTCGTCATAATCCGCATACTTACTTTTTACACGCCCTTTTTCCTTAATAATCAACGCGTTCAATTCATCTTGCGTCATTGTTACCGTCTTTACAGGCGTCTCAGATTGTTCGCCTTTCGCTTCTGTGTGCGCTTCTCCGTTTGGAGTTGTCTCAGGCGTCGGATTTTCATCGCCCTCCGCAAAGAATTGTAAGTCTAACGTCAATAATGCGTTAAATAAGTTGTGCATATCGTATACCTCACCGTTTTAGAGCCGTCGCTCATAGATTTGGTGTACCCCGTTGCAGTTTAATGACGTAAACGTTCGGTCAGAAGATAAGATTTTACTAATTGACTTTAATATCGCAATTTTCGTTCGTAGCAATTTCCCAATCCTCTTCTAAAATACCACTGATGGTAAACAGTAAGTCCGTTGTGTCGAGGAAGTCGACTACTTCGCCAGTTTTCGTATGAATTTCGATTTTTCCATATTTATAAATCCAATACCCTCGCCATACGGCGCGTTTAATAGGTGTTCCTGTAATAAAAGTCGGTAATAATTCTTTGAATTTCATAATAAATCCTCCCAAATTATATTATTTTTAGACAGCCACTTCTTGCGCCAAACTTGCGCTAGACAGTGACAACTTAATACGCTCAAATTCTCCGATAAAGTACTCTAATCCTCGCTCTTTTAGTAACTCGTAATATTCGTTGATGGAGCGCATTTCTACGTTATCGCCAGGGTACTTTAACTCGTCTCCTCGTAAGTAAATAATTACGATTTTATCGCAATGCGGCGAATATTTTTCGATTGTTTCGCAGTTAAAAATCGACCATGACGACAACTTAGCGTCTAATATTGTTCTCGTCTCTGCCTCGTAGAAATCGGGGATAATTCCGTCGAATCCTCTGTAGTGGTATTCGTAACTCTTTCCTAGCGCGATGAACATTTCGTTAACGAGGCTCTCGAATTCTCCGCCAGCAATAGATGTCGCAATTCGGTCTGTAATGTGCTCGTTTATATTAACGCCTATAGAAGCGAGTGCATTTGCGTAGCTCCCGAAATACTCTTTGGATAAATCTCTAGCTGTTGGGATATGGCTGTAAACGCTCATGGGATTTAATGGCACTCCGTTTTCTTTGAGCGCCACTAATTGAGCGATGAATTGCTCTTTCGTCAATTTCACGCCTCTTGCGTTTATAGTTGAAATGTCTATTCCGAGTTCTTCGCACAAAGACTCGTACCCACCGGAATACTTTCTAATTGCGTGATCGAGTCCACGGCTGATTTCCCGTATATCTTCAATTCTTTTTATCTGTCCGCTTTGATATAACGCTAAAAACTCGCGTCTTATAGAGTCCGTATCCCAATAAGTAAATTCCCGAACGTTGTCATAATCGATGCCACAATCCTCTACTGCGTTTTTTAAACTACCAAAGTAGCGGAGAGCTGCTTTTTTAAGTGGATTATTTTCTTTCGTCAACACCTTGTCAGAAATAGATTCCTCATTTTTATAGCGTCGAGATAATTCATATAAAACAGATTCGGGCGTCCACGTCTTTTGTAGTGGCTGATACTCATACCCTTGCGATACCACAAAGTCCGGATAGCTACCAAATTTTCTTTTTATTTGAAGGTATAAGTCAGTTCTTTTTTCGTTAATATTTTTAGAAGTAACATCTTTTTCTTTTTCCGCAAAAGTTTTAAATTCCGATATCACTAGCTCCTCTGTCCATTTCTTACGCACAGTAACAACCCCCTTTAGTCGTTTCCCTTGTGTAAATAGTTGGGCGAAAAAGCGTTAAGGGTACACCTTGTCGGGTTCGGTAGCTACTCCGTTTCCTATTCCGCCCATAATAAAAAGCACTCCGCGTGATTGCGAAATGCCTTATAAGTTGTTCGCTCGTTTTACCTGTGTCGGTACATCGTCAAAATTCGTTATAATTATAGGGTAGTGCCTACATTGGGGATGTCCCAGGTGAGGCAAGTCTCTAAAATACGGATAAGGCGATTCGATATCGGGCGCTAGTTTTACGATTTTAAAATGAAAGTCTTTGCACCTGTCGGTAGTCGATTTGTTATAGTTGATATATCCGTGACCGTTTCCGTTTGCTATTCCTTCGAGCGCTACTATATCTCGGTACGTCTCCATTAATCGCGTTTTTGTTATTACGTCGATAAAATTTGAAGTTTTCCATCTGCGTCCAGCCTTATCGACAATCGCAATATCAGCGTCAGCAAGCATTTGTTTTGCTGCTCGGCTGATTTCCGTTTGACTTTGCGTTGATGTTCTCTTCATCGAATCCGTATAAGACCTACGAATGACTGAGCGCGTTTGCCGTTCCAGG